TAAGCTCGCACAGGCTAATATCGTGTGCCGAACAGAAGAAACCTGGACCTAGGGTCGCAGGAATCCGCAGTCTTGCCGCTGAAGCAAGCACTTAACCACTATCCTTTACAGGACGAGGATCGCAAATTCGCCGCGGTTTGGTTATTTGAAACAAGAATTTAGGCAAAATGAAGGGCTAGAGACGCCCTACGTAAGCAAGTATGTTAGTGTATATTTGTTTACCGCCGCTGGAATAAGACACTGCTCGTGGTACAGGCCAACCGCCACTGTAATGCAGTAACACTAAGTGACATATGTTCAACTCGAATAATGTTTTCTTTGCCCGGTCAGGGCAAAGTGTGACTGAACAATCTGAATAATATTATTTCGTCTTCGACGAAGTATGTGCTCTGAGTGTCAACGAAAGAGCAAATGAGCGTCAGCTCATTATAAATAACAAATCATATTCCGGAATAATAATGCAATTATCAACACTTCTTAGTACCTTAGATAGAATTGAAAATTCTCCTAAACAATCTATATTTGAAAGCATAGGTCAAGGAGATCAATACTTCCGTACCTGGGAAAGGGATATCCACCCTGTACTCTGTGAAGTTGCATTACAACCCGATCAAATTCAACAACTCTTTAAAAGCATAGAAACAGGTGCTGGCCGTAGTGCTCTTGGTAAAGCAGGTGACATGGTTAAGGGTGCCGCAAACAAAGTCAGTGATGTATGGTTTAACAAGTTTGGCGGTATGCTACAAAGTAGTGGGCCAGTACAGGCATTTGATCAAAAGTTTGAAGAGATTAAATCTAGTATTGCAGCAAAAAATCCTAAACTAGCTGCTCAATTGGCCAAATACGGAGAGTTTGCAAAGAACAATCCTAACTTACATAAATTCTTGTTAGCCATTGCAGGTTCTGCAGCCGCAGCCTTAGGTGTTGCAGTGGCAGGTGGAGTTGGTGCAGGGGCACTAGCAGTAGGCACAGGAACTGGTATTGCAGTAGGTATTGTCAACATTGCTGACCGTTTGCTACAAGGTCAGAAAGCAAGTACTGCTATTGGACGTGGAGCAACCGCAGGAGCAGTTGCTGGATTAACAGCGGCAGGTATTTCAAAAGCTAAAGACATGCTTGATACTTTAGGGGCTGTTAAGACAATTAAACGAGTTGCATCTCTTGAAATCAATGGCACAACAGTGATGTTGAACCCAGAAGATGCTGCCAAATACAGCGCATCTGTACAAGCCTCAATGAAAGCAACTAGTAATTTACTGAGTGGCGGTGCAGACGCTATGCGTAATCTAGGTGCAACTATGGATGCTAACTCTGCTAGACAGGCGGGTGTACTTGCTGACATTCTATCACGAGCATCTGATCCAGAATACCAAAAAGCAGTGGCTGCCGCAGCCAATCAAGTAATCAAACCAGGAGCAATAGGCGCAGCCGCAAACGCTGTATCATCTGCATTATCAGTGTTAAGTCCGGTTTTATCTGCCATAACCGGACAAGCAGTAGCCGGTGCAAAAGAAAAACCAACTGCGACTGCCCCAGTAAAAGAATCTTTAAATAGAACACAACTCAACGAATTATTTGGCATCACAGGCAACAAAGTAGATGCTAGCAAGCTAGAAAAGGCCTGGAAGAAAGCAGGCAGTCCAACGGACAGCGAAGAAGTTGCTAAGATATTACAAAGTGCAGGTGTAGATCCTGCTGTAATTTCTAAAACCTATACCGATATGTCAATACCAGAACCTGCAGGAAAAGTTGAACCTACGCTAGATAAACCCGCAGACGCTCCAATAAATACCAAAGACTTAATGGACAAAATTAAAGCACTCAGTCCTGAAGAACAAAAGCAAGTGCTGGCATACTTAAAAAGATAACAGGAATTACCTACATGAAGATCAATGAACTAATTAGCGAACAAACTGACATAGATGAAGGTCTTGGATCATTCCTTGGTAAAGCCGCTGGCCATGTTGCTGGCGGTGTTGGTGCCGCTTGGAGAGATGCTAAACAAGGATACAAAGACGCTAAAGCAGTTTGGGATCCAAAAGATCCTGCTGGCACATATAACAACGATCCAGCTGCCGCGCCAGCCGCACAACCAGCACCTGGTACTGCTCCAGCCGCAAGCGGTACCCCTGCTCCACAACAAGCTCCTGCTCCTGCGGTTAGTGGTGATACTGGCCGACCATACGTAGCACCCCCTGCGGCTGCACCTGCTGCTGATCCAGGAGCAATTGGTAGTATTATGCAAGCAGTTGACAAGTTAGACCCTGCAAGTAAAAAACAATTAGCAAGCGAATTAGAAAAGAATATGGCTGCTCCTCCGCCCGCTGCTGAAACTCCCCCTGCACCCGTAGCAACGCCGCCAGCAGCTGGTACGCCGCCTCCGGCACCTGAGACAACACCAGCGACCACTGACCCTGCAACGCAAGGAGTAGAAATTGATCCTGCAAAAGCCGCAGCCGATAAGGCAGCAAAGAATCAAGCAGATGCTGACCAACGTAATGCTGACATAGAAAAAACAAAACAAGTCAATGCCGCAAAAAATCAGCAAGACGCAGCCATTAAAGCAGCCGCTGATGCTGCAAAAGCTAAATCAGGATTTCAACAAACTGCCGCAGATAAGCTAGCTATCAAAGCAGCAGCAGATAAAGGCATTAGAGAAGCTGAAGAAAAGAAAAAGAAACTTAAGAAGAAAAAAATAGTTGCAGAATTTAAGAGCAACTTTTTAGGAATGAAGATTTAAAAGAACGGCAAGCCCGAATCTTTGGTTATATTTAAATTCTCTTCAATTAATTGACCAACAAGTAATCGATCATCTGTGGTCAACATGAATGCTTCTGATATAGTTATGCCCCCACGCATATACCAACATATCTTAATAAGCTCCTCTCTTAAGGCTTTTGTATCTTTTTCATATTCTTTAACAACGCGATCAATGCCTTCGTTGTCAAGATACAAAAGCCTTAGACGAAAAAAGTTGCAGGATCAAATACCATCGGTACTTCAACAGTGTCACCTGTAAATCCTTTTTCACGCATTTCGTCTGTAACATTTACAATAACAGGTTTGATAGTATTAATTTCTCTTAGGTGATCTAAGTGTTCCTGAATCTTATTAAAGATATTCTTATCAACATTTTCGATAAACTCAGCAATAAATTTTGGATTATCAGTACTGCCTTCGCTAGAATCAATTCTAATAATACTTGACTGTACCATACCTAGTGTAATGTCAGTTAACTTACTGAAACTTTCTTTAAACAATTTTAACTTTTCTTCTTCATCGAGTTTATCGTTGTTAACTACTTGTATAATCTTTTGAGTCTCAAATGTTTTTAGAGCACTTTCGCTGATTTGTTTATAGGTCATTGGACGTACAAACACAGTTAGATCGTCATTGATCTGTACAACAGGATCCCAATTTACAGTATTGAGTAAATCGTCCATGACATTTCTAAGGTCAACGGTATATTCCATTTCAATGTCATCACCGAATGTAATGGGAGTTGTCATCTTTTCACCGTAGGTTGCAAGCCTGATAGCAATTAAGGCAACATCTAAATCAATGTTGGGCATGTGCCACGCATTTTTAATATTTGGAATACAATGTTGAATGACATCAACAATAGCTTGACCACTCATAACAGCATCGGGAACTTTAAGCATTAATTCATCTTTGGCAGTCATAGAGTAAACTGGATATTCTCCAGTTTCTGTGGGAATAATAGTGCCTGCTGGCCAATACTCACCGTTGCTGGGTAATCTAATATAGATCTTTGGTTGCCTCATAAACGAAGCTAATGGATTTGGTTGTTGCATTGGTGGGACGTTGGCTACCATGGTTTGTATCTCCGATAAATAAATGATGCTAAATGAATACAATATTTATCTACGCAGATAACCACTGAGAAACAATGGCAGACGTCACCGGATCGATAGGCAACGAATATGTAGAACTGAATAATGCAGCCACGGAGGCTACATTAAAGCAACTCGTGCAGGCGGTCCAAAAACAAGCTGGATCAGGTGCGGCGGGTGCGGTAGGATCAGCAGCCGGTGCCGCAGGTGTTAACACAGCCGCAATAGAAGCAGCCAAAGCCGCAGCCAAAGCCCAGAAAGAGCTTGGCGAAAAAGCAGATAACCTTAAAAAGACATTCTCAGAGTTAGCGGCCGGCATGATGCAGTTGGGCGGAAAACTACTTGATGGAACTGACAAGAGTAGTGATTTGTTTTCAGCTTTTGAAAGACTGCCCGGAGCTGCTGGATTAGTTGCCAGTGCATTTGCAAAGGTTGCAAGATTTCAAGAAGAAAATTTAGGAGCCTATCAAAAGCTCACAGATGCCGGAGTCAGTTTTGGAGGCAGTTTAACTGAAATGAGAACTGCGGCTGCAAGTACATATATGACATTAGATCAGTTTGCTGGCTTAATGAAACGCAACAGTGAAACATTTGCAAGAATGGGTGGTACCGCTGATCAAGGTGCTAGAGCATTTACAGCAATGAGCAACTCATTGCTGAAAAGTGAAGCTGGAGATAATTTAAGAGCATTAGGGTATACTTCAGAACAAGTTAATGAAGGACTTGCAGGCTACTTAGCAAACACTGGTGCTCGTACTAAACAAGAAATGCAAAATACTGGAGCACTTACTAAAGGTGCCGCAGAGTACTTGACACAGTTAGATGGACTTGCTCAAATTACTGGCAAGAGTAGAGAAGAATTAGAAAAAGAACAAAAGGCTAGAAATCAAAATGCTGCATATCAGGCAGCATTAATGAGTATGACTGAACCTCAGCGTAAGGCCATGGAGCAAGGCGCAACTGAGATGAGAACTAAATTTGGTAAAGCTGGAGAAGAAATGTACATGGCTCAGATGTTAGGATTACCTCCTATGACTGAAGCTTCACAAAAATTAACAGCAATGGCTCCGGAAGTTGCTAAAGCTAGTCAAGCCATGGTTGACAATGCTAAAGCAGGTGGAGATTTAGCATCTCAACAACGATTATCTGCAAAAGCTACCGAAGGTGCGGCACAGGCTGCTAATCGATTAGGTGGAATAGCAGGAGCATTAAGTTTTTCATCAGACAGTACTGGTCAAGCATTAATGGGATTAACCAAAGAAGCAAACAGAGCTAAAGCACAAGGTACAGAATCTGCAAGAGCAGGTGAAGAACAATTACAGATAATTGCGGCTAAACAGAAAGAACGACAGGAATCAGAAGCTAAAGCCGCAGTTGAATCTCAGAAAGCTATACAAGAACTTGGTCAGTCACTATTAAGTATTTTAATGCCTGCTATTAAATTATTAACAGCAGTAATAAATCCTTTAGCTAAATTTGTCAGTGCAGTTATGACACAGTTTGAAAAGTTAAACGGAGTTATTCAAGCGTTGACTGTTGCTGGCTTAGCATATCTAGCATTTAAAAAATTGCAAAGTGCTCGAGAAGCAGCAGGACAAATTCCAACAGGCGGTAGTGGTGGTGCAGGCGGACTAGGTGGTTCGGGTATTGGCAAAGGGCTTGGCGGCAAACTAGCAGGATCACTTAAAGGTGGTATAGGTGGTATTGCAGGCGGATTAGCACTTGGTGCAGCCGCAGACTATGCCGCAAGTAATGGAATGGAAAAGACTGGTGCAGGTTTAGATATTGCTAGTCAGGCAGCTACTTTTGCAGGCACCGGTGCTATGCTAGGCAGTATTGTTCCGGGTGTAGGCACCGCTATAGGCGGCGGATTAGGAGCGGCAGCAGGTGGCGCATACGGACTTTACCAAAATTGGGGAAAGTTATTTGGCGAGTCTGGACAGAAAAAAGCCGCAGATGGATTAATGGTAAACACTCCGACTAGCATCCTAGCTGGAGAAGCAGGCCCAGAGGTTGTAGCACCTACTAGACACTTTGAAAATTTACAGAACGAGCTACAGACGTTAAATAAACAAACAGCAGAGATGCTAAGGTACGTCAAAGAAACCTCAGAGTATACCAGAAATACTGCGGATGCTACCAAAGGGTTAGGCGGCGACCTTTTTAAATTTTAAATTATGGCTTGGAAAAAATATTTTACTTTAGTTGATACATCAGGACAAATGAGTCCTGTTAACGGTTCTGTTAACTCAGACAGCCGTGCTAATCCTACGCATAGAAATTACTCAAGCTATTTGCCAGATGTATATTCTGGACATCCAAATCGTTTAGAGCGTTATGGTCAGTACGATACCATGGACAGCGACAGTGAAGTCAATGCTGCACTAGATATTCTTGCAGAATTCTGCAGCCAAACAAATGAAGACAGCGGTACTCCGTTCCGTATATTCTTTAAAGAACAGGCCACAGGCACTGAAACTAAGATTATTAAAAAGTTCATGCAACAGTGGACTAAACTTAATAAATTCGACAAACGTATTTTTAAAGTAGTTCGCAATGTATTCAAATACGGTGATGCATTCTTTGTTCGTGATCCAGAAACACAAGCATGGATGTTTGTTGATTCACAGAAAGTTGATCGCATTATTGTCAACGAAAGTGAAGGTAAGAAACCTGAACAATATGTTATTCGTGACTTTAACCCTAATTTAGAAACTCTGGCTACAACTGCCATCAGTCCTAGTAATGTCACAGGTGGGGGCAGTCAATATGCCAGTAGCTACGCTGCCGGACAAGGCGGCGCAGGTGGATCACGTGGAATGACCGGTGCGTTCCCTACAAACTTAAATGGAAATAGATTTTCTAAAACAGAAAATCAGTATAATATTGATGCAAAGCACGTTATTCATTTAAGTTTAAGTGAAGGTCTTGACAATAATTTTCCTTTTGGAACAAGTCTTTTAGAAAGTATTTTCAAAGTTTACAAGCAAAAAGAATTGCTTGAAGACGCTATTATTATATATCGTATACAACGAGCACCAGAACGCCGTGTATTTTATATCGACGTAGGTAACATGCCCAGCCACTTAGCTATGAGCTTTGTTGAACGAGTTAAGAACGAAGTAAACCAACGAAGAATTCCAAGTGTAACAGGTGGAGGACAGACTGTTGTTGATGCAGGTTACAACCCGTTATCAATCAACGAAGATTACTTTTTTCCACAGACAGCAGAAGGTCGCGGCAGTAAAGTTGAAGTACTACCGGGCGGTACTAACCTAGGAGAAATTGATGATCTTAAATATTTTACTAATAAGTTGTTTAGGGCTTTACGCATTCCTAGCAGTTATCTACCTACTGGTCCCGATGACGGAGGATCTAACTTCAATGATGGTAGAGTTGGAACAGCCTACATCCAAGAACTCCGATTTAACAAGTACTGCGAACGATTACAAAGTCTAATGAATGATGTGTTTGATACAGAGTTTAAACTGTATCTACACAACAAAGGTATTAATGTTGACAGCAACATATTTGATGTTAAGTTTAATCCTCCACAGAATTTTGCCGCTTTCCGTCAAACAGAAATGGACACTGCTCGTGTAACTACATACACAACAGTAGCAGCCGTTCCGTTTATCAGCAAACGTTTTGCATTAAAACGCTTCTTAGGTCTAACACAAGAAGAGATTGTAGAAAACGAAACTATGTGGAAAGAAGAAAATGTCGATGATGACACCCAATTACCAGCAAATGCTGAACTACGTTCAGTGGGTATCACAGCAAACGGTATGGGCGCAGACATGAGTTCGTTGTCGGGTGCTACATCTGCACCTCCTCCAGAAGGTGAACCAGGAGCAGAAGCAGCTCCGGCAGCACCAGGAACTGCGCCTCCAGCATAAATATTACTATGTTTTTAAGAGAATTCATTTACTTTGATAAAAATCAGGCAAGCATGACTGATGATAATCGCTATAATTCGGACAACGATACCAGCGTTTTAAAGTCCAGTGACCTTAGAAAAACACGTTTAACACTTCGTATGTTGAACGACCTACGTAAAGCAGGTGACGCTAGAGAATCCGAAAAGAAGGAAGAACTAGCATTAGTTAGAAAAATGTACGCAACGCCTCCTCCGGAAGCAATGCCCGCATAATATGGTAGTTTAATATTTTTCGTCTAGAATTTAAATATTTTAGACAAAAACTTATTAAATTTAACCTTCTCCGGTCAAAAACAGTCGCTTTTTGGCCTATTTCCAACACGTTTATATAATAGTGTTTAAATAACAACACAGCCTTGCCGCGAAACTAATTAAGGAGAACCCCGCAATGTCTACAAAGTTTGAACAACTATTAGACTTGATCGTCAATGAAGAAATGGATAAAGCCAATGAGCTATTCCATGAAATCGTTGTTGAGAAGTCAAGAGATATCTATGAGAATTTAATTGCTGAAGAAGCAGAAGAAGAAGAAATGGAAGAAGCTGCCGACGAAGAAGCTGAGGAATCAGTTGACGAAGCCGCAGAAGATGACGAAGAAGAAATGGAAGAAAGTGCTGACGAAGAAGCAGACGAATCCGTTGACCTAGAAGACAGCTACAGCATGGAAGCTGACGACGAAGCCGGTGCTATGGGCGGTGACGCTACAGACAAATTCGGCGCAGACGTAGGTGCTATGGACGATGAAGAAGGTGGTGAAGCCGGTGAAGACGCAGCTATTTTTGACATCAAGAACGCTATTGAAGAATTAGAAGCAGCCTTTGCTAAACTAGAACAAGCACAAGGTGGTGAAGAGCCAGCTGGTGAGTTCGGTGACGAAGAAGGTGAAGAAGATGACATGGAAATGATGGGTCAACCAGCATTTGAAGGTCGTCGTATGACACGTGAGTACACTGAGAAAGTTGGTAACGATTGGGACAAGAACAGCATGAAAGGCCAAGGACAGTACGTAGGTGCTGGTACAGGCGATAAAGAAGGTTCTCCAGTAGAAGGCAGAAGCCCTATTAGCAGTGGTTCTGGTAAGCCAAACACTGGTGCAAATGCTAAAAACTTAGCACAAAGCCACACAGAAGGCGGAACTGACAAAGGCACAAGCCCAGGTAAAGTAAACAACGGTATTACAAAAACTGCCGGTGAAAAGTTTGCCAGTGGCAACGGTAATGTTCCTGGCGGCAAGATGGGTGTTAAGAACCTATCAGCTGTTAAAGGTGGCCATGGTGCTGAGAAGAAGGGCGCAGGTCCAGGACCAGTAGGTTCAGGCACAGGCGACAAAGCTGGTCAAACCAGTATGGCTAAGATTCCTACGTTTCTTAAGAAACTATAATTAGAGAACCTGGATGAAACATTCATATCTAAGAGAACACCTAAGTTTTGATCAGTCCGGCATCGTTCTCGAGTCGGACGACAAGGATGGCAAGAATCTTCACTTGAAGGGTATTGCTATTCAAGGTGGTATTCGCAATGCTAATCAACGTGTCTACCCTGTAGACGAAATTGAACGTGCTGTGAAAACACTTAATGATCAAATTCAAAATGGTTATTCTGTATTAGGTGAAGTTGATCACCCAGATGATCTTAAAGTAAATTTGGACCGTGTGTCCCATATGATAACAAATATGTGGATGGAAGGTCCTAACGGTTATGGTAAGTTTAAAATCTTGCCTACACCAATGGGTAACTTAATTCGAACTATGTTAGAAGCCGGTGTAAAACTCGGCGTTAGCTCACGAGGCAGCGGCAACGTTGACGACATGAGCGGCAAAGTATCTGACTTCGAAATTATCACAGTTGATATAGTTGCACAGCCAAGCGCACCTGGCGCTTATCCTACACCTGTTTATGAGCATTTGATGAACAGTCGTGGTGGATACAAAGCATTCCAGGTTGCAAAAGAAGTAAAAGAAGATCCAAAGGCCCAGAAATATTTGCAAGAATCTCTCTTGCAAATTATTAAAGGTCTAAAATAAGCCCGAGGAGAAATTAATGTTGGACGCATTCAAACAATTAGTAGAGTCAGGTGTTATGTCAGAAGAAGTAAAAACTGCTGTCGAAACCGCCTTCACTCAAAAGATTCAAGAAAATCGCGACCAAGTAACCGCAGAACTTCGTGAAGAGTTTGCACAAAAATACAGTCATGACAAAAGCGTGATGGTAGAAGCAATCGACAAGATGTTAAGCGATAGATTGGCCGCAGAAATGGCCGAATTGTATAGTGACAAAAAAGCACTAGCCGAAGCAAAAGCACAATACCAACAACGTATTGCTGGTGATGCTAAAAAGCTAGAAGGTTTTGTTATGAACCAATTAGGCAGAGAGTTAGTAGAATTCCAAGGTGACCGTAAAAAAGTTTCTGAGAATTTTGGTAAGTTAGAGCAATTTGTTGTACATGCTCTAGCAAAAGAAATCAGTGAATTTGCAAGTGACAAGAAGGATCTAGCTGAAACTAAAGTTAAGTTAGTTCGTGAAGCCAAGAGCAAGTTTGATGAAATCCGTCAAGCCTTTATTACACAAAGCGCAAAAGTAGTTGAAAACGTAGTCACTAACAAGTTGACATCTGAAATTCACCAGTTGAAAGAAGATATTGACAGTGCTCGTAACAACGACTTTGGTCGTAGATTGTATGAAGCGTTTGCACAAGAGTATGCAGGTTCCTTCCTAAATGAGAAGTCTGAGACAAGTAAATTGTTAAAGATCATCGCTAAGAAAGAGCAAGAGCTAGCAGAGTCTAAACAAGTTATTGCAGAAAAAGCAAACTTAGTCGAATCTACACAGCGCGAAATTCGTGTTACTAAAGATTTGATGGAGCGCAAGAATGTAATGGCTGAGTTAGTAGCACCATTAAGTGGTGAAAAGCGAGTCGTAATGCAAGAACTATTAGAGTCTGTACAAACAGGCAAACTACATTCTGCATTTGACAAATACCTACCCGCAGTAATGGAAGGTGCCAAGCCTGTAGCTAAAAAAGCTATGTTAGCAGAAAGCACTGAAGTAACTGGTAATCGTGAAAGCAAGCCCGAGGTAGGCTTAGATAACATCTTAGACATCCGCAAATTAGCGGGTCTAAAATAATTAAATTCAAGGAGAAGACATAAAATGTCACAATTATTAAATGAAAGATGGTCAGAGACCAAAGAAGCTCTGCTTGAAGGCCTATCTGGTACACGTAAGTCATCTATGGCAGTTTGCCTAGAGAACACACGCCGTCACTTGGCTGAGAGCGCAACTGCTGGTGCCACAAGCGCCGGTAACATCGCAACACTTAACCGTGTTATCCTTCCTGTAATCCGTCGTGTTATGCCGACTGTTATTGCTAACGAAATCATCGGCGTTCAGCCAATGACTGGACCTGTTGCACAGATCCACACTTTACGTGTTCGTTATGCTGACGGTGTTGCATCTGGCGACACAGTTACAGCTGGTGAAGAGGCACTAAGCCCATTCAAGATCGCTCAAGCGTATTCTGGTAATAACGCTTCTAACGGTGGTGCTAATACCACAGCCGCTCTAGAAGGTACACCAGGTAAGCGTATGAGCATTCAGATCTTGAAGAGCCCAGTTGAAGCTAAGTCTCGTAAA